GTTTTATCCACTATGTCCGCGTTGTTCAACGCGCTGCCACCCGAGCTCCAGCAACTTTCACTCGCACTATCTGGTTCCCAACCACTCACCGACAAAACCTTTACCGCTGCCGCTGATGCCTGGCATATCCGCCCCCGATCCCAAGCCTACCACCTACTCGATACCCTCACATTTCGATCCTCCGTGGTTATCCCTAACTCTATCTTCGTCGGTCGAGTCTGGTCGGATTATTGGGCCTTACAGGACAACATCGTCATCCGAATCAGCCCGGAAGGTGCGAAAGACGCCGACTATTGCCACAATTCGAACATCGCACCTGTCCTGTCGCCTCTTAAGAAGATTCCGGAATATGGTACGCTCCATCCGACGATTGACAAGGATGCATCTGAACGCGGTTACCCTTCAGCCCGCATGGCGTCTTCCTTCTTTAAGCTCGCCTCCTCCCAAGCCAGACAAGTAAAGATCGATCCAACTAGGTTTCTTGAGTTCCTTCTCGTCGTCAACGCCACCACGCGAGTCCCTTCGGGTGTCGACTCAGACCAGCCTAATCCATGGTTACCCGAATCCAGTCCCGCGCTTCAAGCGATTTGGCAGATTATGCAACGCTACAAGGTAGACTCCAAGTACTACGCTCCCGCCCTCGTTGTGAACACCGGAGCCGTTTGGTGGATTCCGCCCCCAGGTCGCACCAATTGCGTAACTGTGCAGTTCCTCATCACTGATCTGATTAATCTAGCCGTGAACGCTTTCGCCACTCGGTTATCCCCTGAGCTTGAGATGTGTGCTGTTAGAGTCTACCTTGCCGCGGCGGCTACGCCCAATTACGCTCACGCCCTCCTCGATCTGAAGGCAATCTTCCCCAATCTCAGCCTCCACAGCATGGACCGCAGTGGTGAATTCGGTGGTAAGTGCCCTCGCATTGAATGGACTGAACCGCGTTCATCGTATCGATTCAAATGGGGTGGTGTCACGCAACTTCACGAGGGACTACGCCCCCTGACCCCGTCACGCGACGAGAAAGCTATGGAAAAGATGCGCGCGTATGGCTTAAGCGACGTCGCCCAAGTGATCATCCGAATGCGTCAATCCCACCCCCGTCACAACGCCGATTCAGTGCGGTTCGTCCGTGATGTACTCAGCCTCACAAGTGGCATGTACCTTGTTCGACCTCCAACCATGTCCGTCCTCCGAGAGTACTCCCAAACCCCCCAGATTGAAGAACCCATCCCCCCTGACTGGTGGACTGGAGCTGTTGGTTCACTTGCTTACTTCAACGAACGCGCCAAAGGACCACTCTCTCATCTCTACTCCGTGTGGCTGGAAGCTGCCCGTAAGGTCGTTATGGATCCCTCGACGCATGACCCTCTGACACAAGCCATCTACAAGACTCAATTTGTTACCCCTCGCGGAGGCTCCAGCGCCGCCCTCAAGCAAGCCCTAGCCGAGAGCAAAGTTGAGTTGCCCGACTTCACCAGTACTGGCGTCAAACGATCCTCTAAGATTTACCAGACCGCCCAACTTGCCCATCTCAGCTTCCAAGCTCTCATTCCAGCCATTATGGGTCAAGTCACTCTCGGAATTAGGAATCAAGTGCAACGTCGCGCCCGGTCCATCATGCCTATGAGTAACCCCCAGCAAACTGTCTCGGTTCCACACACTTTGGTGGCTAATTACATCAACAAACACATGAACCGATCAACCACTTCTGGTAGCGCCGTTCAGGATAAAGTCATCCCTCTCCTCTTGTACGCTTCGACCCCACCGAGGACTGTCATCAATGTCGACATCAAGGCCTGCGACGCGTCGATCACATACGCGGCCTTCCTCGCCCCGATCTGTGGCGCCATGCATCAAGGCTTCGACCTCGGTGACCCATCCGCTCCGTTCATGAACGTTCCCTCGTCCACCCAGTACGACCGTCGCAATCCTGAGGCCCCATACAATCGTCCTGTTTCCGGTCTCCAGACAATGACCCAGCACCTCGCGAAACTTTACCAAGCTGGCTTCTCCTACAAGGTCGATGACCCCTTCTCCAGTGGCAACAGCTTCGTCTTCCCTACCACCACCTTCCCCTCAGGTTCCACTGCTACATCTACCGAGCATACTGCAAACAATGGAGCTATGGCCGACTACTTTCTCCGCGAGTACGTTCCGCAACACGCCACCTCCAGCACTCTGAAATTCATCGTTAAAGACATGACCATTCAGAACAACTATGTCTGCCAAGGTGATGACGGAATGTTGATCCTTCCAGATCTCGGCACTAAGAGAGTCTCCCCTGATGACCTGGCCGAGTTGATGTCATTGTTAGAGAAGTACGGACGCGGTTTCGGCTGGGTTTACGACATTGACAGTTCCGATTCAGCTGAATATCTGAAGTTGTACGCCCTGTTCGGTGCACGTATCCCCAACATCAGTCGCCATCCCCCCGTTGGCAAAGAGTACGCTTCCCCTGAAACTGGTGAGATCTGGCCATCCCTCGTGAACATCGCCATGGGCTCCTTCTACAACGGCGTCACTGACTGCCTCGAATGGCGTGATTGGTTAAGGTTCAGTTGGGCATTCGCATGTTTCGCCTCCCGTGGTTCCTTCCATCCGAAGATTGGTCCTCGTGTCGACGCGCAGTACCCCGTGTGGTCCTTCATTTACATGGGCTTACCTCCAATCCTCCTTCCTGGCCAGACCCCGTTCCTTACCTCGGTATACATGCCTGCGGGAGACCAAGGTATTTTTGCCATCTTACACCAGTGGCGCGACTATTTAACCGCCCGGGCCACTGCCGAATATCCACCACTCACGCGCCGCCACCCCGTCTGGCAGTTGGCCGACGTTCCCTCTCTTCTAGCTGACCTTGGCGTTTACCGTGGCTACTGGGCTGCTCAGGTCTCCCGCCGACCCGAACCCTCACCTGATGACGCCGACCCGACCAACGTGGAAGCGATGAGTGCAGCTCTCTCCACTTACCTTCTCAAAGATCCAGTGCTCCGCGACCGAGTTGTTCGTGGTACTAACGCATGGCGGCGTCTCACCGATTCCCAACCCGGTCGCTTACCTTCTCGCGTGCCCTCCCTACTTGATGTCCCCACTCGTTGGATTAAAGCTGGACGTGACGCTGAAAAACCCAGACCCTCGGCTGTTGCCATGATGATGAAGGACATTCAACGCGCTGCTAGCTCTTCACGCAAGGACTTCTCTCGTCTTCTTGAACTGTACCTGCACGTCCATGTCCACCTTGGACCACCCGTACCCCTCGCTGTTGATCCCGAAGTACCTCATGTTGCTGGTGCTGACATTCTTAACGACGACCACTGGTATAAAGTGACCTCCCTCGGTCCCATCGCTCAATCCACCAAGAAGTGTTTCGACGCTACCCTTTTCGTCGGAAAGACTGTTTCAGGACTAGACGTTGAAGCCGTCGACGCAACCTTACTCCGTCTCTCTATTCTTGGCGCTGAACCTGAAGAGTACCACGCTTTCTTAGCTGGCATTGGCATGTCTGACGCTGAAGCTCATCGCATTGCTAGCGCCATCTCTCTTGCAGACGCTCAGATTGTCCAACTCGCCCGAACCGTTAATCTGGCCGTCCCCTCATCCTGGATGTCACTAGATTTCGACACCCTAATCAGATCACACTCATACCCACGTCAGCCCGGTATCAGCGACTCCTCTACTCTCGTCAGGGAACGCGCGTCCTGGATAAATTCGGTCCTTCGACTCTTATGCGCCACTGTCGCCATGACTCGAGTTGGACCTGTATGCCAAGCGACTGTTGCAAGTGTTGATGGTGGTGTGAACCAAATCGTCGGGTGTTTGCGTGCCTGGATGCGGGATGTGTGAGCCGTGCGGCGGGCAGTGGTACAATCATC